ATATTGCGGACTATTTAAAAACCCATAATTAGATACGCCTTTTTGTTTTAAATACGCATCTAAACCACCTTGCAGCCCTGTTTTTTGTAAATAACTTTCAAATGGATCAGTACCACCCATTAATGAGCCTAACTTGCCAATAGCTGCTTGGCCTTGTTGTAAATAAGGTGCTTGTTGTGCTTTTTGTTCGTCATAAATCTGTTTATATAAGTCCATTTGCTCGGCACTAAGGTCACGCGCTGTTTGATTCGCCTCGTAAGCTGCTTCTTTTTGTGCGCTTGCTGCATCCTTTGACGCTTTGTGCTGTAAGCCTGCGCCGATAATCTCTAAACCCATTTTACACCCCACTAAGCCGATATATAACTACATTGGCAAATCTATCATACTCTTTAAAGCCGCAACGCTCAACGAATTTACGGCCAATATCATTGTCTTGCGTGATGCCTGTTTGTAGATAACCGTATTTGTTTAGACGCTCAACAAACACGCTACGCCAAACTTTTTTTGATAACCATTTATTAAAGTATTTAGGCAATATACAGGCGTGTATCTCATGGTCTTTACACATTAACGCGCCTGCACATTCACCATTTACTTCAACACTGATACATTCCCAATCTGCAAACATCGCGCTAAATTCATTAAATGTTATTGGCTTATCAAACCTATCTTTACATGATTCGTAAGCCGCAAACATTGCGTACATTAAATATCTTCATTCCAATTGATAGCAACCACATGATTTGCAGCCGCGCCTGAAATACTGGCGGCCGTACAGGTTAGCGTATCATTTGGTGCTAAAAATATATCAAACCCTGTCAAGTCGATAAACGCATTACCATTCGCGCCCACTGTAGTGTTGAATTGAATATTACCACCTGTCACGGTAGTTCCCGCAATATCAAAAGCCGCAATGCTGTTTGTAGCATCCACGTTTGTATAAGCAGGGACACCGCCTAATGTTGTGTTTTTAATCAGCTTAAACACAACAGGAACAGCCGCCACCGTTGACACACTGATTGACCTAACACGCAATTGTGCTTGATTTGCTGCACCATTCATTGTGCTATTGTTGCGAATCGTGAGGATGTTAGTCTCGGTTGTTGCTACTGATTTAAAGTTATTTTGGCCATACGTTGAGCCAATACGCTCACGCAATCCGATAATAAACATACCAACTGAACCACTACGAACAACTATATTTGTATTGTTTGTTGTGTTTATTGCTTGTATGCCGAAAGTCATTGTTGGATTAACTGATTGCGTTTGGCTTGTTAGTGCCCCTGATAAGTTGTAATCGTGAAATACCACCCAATCACCACTAATCGGACTCATTACAGCAAAGCGACAACCACGACCACCCAGATAACCGATGGTAATCTGAAAGATATTTAATTTTGTCGGGTCAAGTGTAATACCGCTTGCACCTGTACCGTCTAATTTATCTAAATTAAAAGAGGCTTGATTAACCCATGTATCGACACTGTTACGGCGATACATAATACCGAATGACGTGCCGTTATAACCAATAAACCAACCGTCAATCGTAGAATTAAACATACCCGCTAATTGGGTACTGTTAGCTGCGCCTGTTGTAAATTGAGCCGTGAATCGTGTTAATAAACCCTCACCTGCACGATATTTAGCGCGTCTTACTGATTGAATTAACGCACTACTTGTCGCTACTGCGGTTGTCGATGCAACACCCATTTGACTCGCACTTGTGGCTGTACCTGAACCTGTGACGGATGAAGTCCACAGATTAGAGTTAAGGCCATAGACAAAATCGCCCTGCATAACAGGCGTTAATTCTGCGGTAATTACTTCACCAAAAATAGATGTAGGGTCTTTAATTGCAACATCTAATTGGCCGTTATTAGACACACCAACAAATTTAAAACTGCCCGAATCTGTTTCACCAACTAACACGCTTTTTGTTGTAATCGCGTCCGTGTCGTTATTGGGCGCAAAGTTTAAAGGACTAGTTAATTGGTCAAAACTACCAAAATAAGTATAAGCGCGCAAATAAGTCTGATTAGAGCCACTTGTGTTAGTCACTCTAATTCTAAAATAACGCCCTGCTTTTAACGCCTTGTGCGCTTCGTGTACGCCTGCCACAAGCGTAAAGCCGCTAGGTGGGAATACATTCCAATTTGTGCCGTCATTGCTAAAATCAAAATATAACGTACCAGCCTGGTCAGTGATACAAGATACATAAACATCAGGGAAGTTGTTTTGTTCTGCCGTTCCTGTGAATGTAGAACCCGCAGTCAATGGCGTGGTTGAATTATTCGACGTACTAAGGTCGCCAAAACCATCAGCAATCGCGCTAGAAGCCTCTTTAGTGATAAAAGGATTGGCCTCAGTGCCGATTTCAGTCTCACTAGAGTTTACAACGGTTACACGACCTGTCATATTTTCACCATATAATTAATAACGAACTCGCCTTTGAAATGGCCGCGTTCAGGTTGTAAATAAAAATCTATTGAGCCTGCTTTGGGCGTAGCATAAACCATAATACGCTCGTAGATTACTTCTTCAATTGGTCTTGTATAACCACTCGCAACAGGCGCAATACTGCACTCAATAATTGACGTAGTTTTTACGTCAGCGTCTACCACGTTTACGATTTTATCCAAAACATAACTAGAGCCAATATTAACAATTGCTTGTTTTTGAATAGCGTAATTATTAACAATTGTTGTGACTGTATCAGTATCACCACCCACACCCTGCCACAACTGATAGAGCCATGTTTTAAATGCCCTTGTATTTGTTAGGTCTAGCGTAAGTGGTGAGCCTATTTTCATGTTTTACCTGCCTCAACATCAATATAACCACCCATTAACACGGTTCTTACAGGTTCGCTACCGAACACTTTATAAACTCTGTCTCGTGATTGGCCAAGCCTCGACCACATGACGCGGTTTTTACGCTGTCCGATAACGCCTAAACTGGCCTCGCGTGGTGTGATGTAACTATGTCCGCCATCGTCGCTATATGTCAAGAAAACCAATGGGTCATCATTGCCATTTAAGCCTACACCTGTTTGAAAATTAAGCACGACCTCTTTATGTTTAATGCGCTTATAGTCACCGATAATATGTGCAGTGGTACGACTCCAAACAATCGGCAAACCGCCATCAGTGTGTGTATTTTCGTCTAACTCGAATATCTTACCGCTTTGTGAGTCACCGACCAAATGGCGATTAAACGCAAAGGCATGACATATAGCCCTATCAATGCCTATGCCGTATGTTTCTCGCAACGACCAAGCCATGTCGGTATCTTGAATTGACGCATCATAGACTAATGTTTTTTGAGCCGTTGGGAACGTCAACACATAAAAGCTATGGCCGTTTTTTTGATAAGCGTATGCAATAGCATCATCAATACGACTAAACGAATTAATCATATGCTCAATGCCGCGATTGCTTATAATTTGTGGGCTGTATTGGTTTAGTTTATAAACAAGCCCTTGACCGTACACATTGCGACCAAGAAAAAAAACAGTGTTGTCTAGTTTGACAACAGATAACGCAGCCGCACACCCGACCTCCATTTCTGCACCGTCTCGCCTCGAGAGTGGGAAGTCAGCACCGCCATTATTAAACCAAACAGTAGTGGCACGCTCACCAAAAAAGATTGCTTCGCGATGGTCAACAATAAATGTTACAAGGTTATCGGGGTCGGCTTCATCGCTTGCAAAGTCTAGCGCATCAAACGAGCTAAAATCATTAAGAGCAGATATATAAAATTGTTGTGTGTTTGGGCGTACAAATACACCATAACCATCAAGATAATCGACACGCGGTGAGCCATAGAACGCAGGGTCGGTTATTTGTGTAACAACATCGGTTGTTGTGTTCAAAACATACGCTTTGTTAGTGTAACTGCTATTAAAGCATAACTGGCCTGCATTGTTTGCCGCAATCGTTACATTAAGCGTCAAGTCAACCGTGGCAAGCAATGTGTACGTAAAGCCGCTTAATGTGCTAGTGATTTTATAAAGCCCATCGCCTGCCACCGCGTACAACACGCCTCTAAACTCACTCATGCCATAAACTGGGCTTTTAGGTAATTCAATAAAGTCTTTTTTGCCGTCAACACGGTACAAAGTTAGCTTGTTATCTTCGGACGGGTCAACCTCAAGAAACATATTAATTGTTTGCTGTGTGTTTTGGTTAGGACTAAATCCTTTGTGTTGACCGCCTAAAAAATTGAATTTCATGACTATACTCCATCGCTCAAAATCCTATTACCGCCGCGACTTGGAAACAATAACGGGTCGAACCGTGCAGTTGGTACAGTGACCATAGAGCGCATGACAATGGCTTTAGACTGCTCGGCCAATAACGCCAACTCTGGCGATACAGTAAAGCCAAATTCAGGCGATAACTCAACAGCGAGATTGAATTTTAAGGCGCGAATCCACTCTGGTGGGTATGGCAAATCGTCTGCTAAGGTTAAATCAGTAGCAGGGCGGATATTATCTAGCGTCAATGTGCCAGCCGTTGGAATTGGGTATAAATAAATAGTAGATAGTGGGTTGTCAGGCTTCAAAGCGACAAAATCGGGGATTGTACCTGATACTGTTTTAAGACCAATTTTTTGATAGTCGGCATAGTCAATCACTTTAACATTGTAATCAATACCGCCGTAAGTGTACGTTACAACATACAAAGCCGTAGGCCGTGTCGTGTTAATGTCGCCACCTGTGCCTATAGTATAACTGGCCGCGCCTGTCATGGCCTTAGTGACTTTACCAGTAGATGCAGATAAGAAACGAGATGCGCCCCATGAGCTAAGCATAAGATTTAATGCTTCTAGTGCATCGGTAGATTCATCAGCGGCAGGAGTTTCGGACGATGAGATAGCGCCAATTAATCGGAGAGATGCGCGGATTAAGTCAGTTGTGACCATTATTTTCTCCGATTTTTAACTGTCTTTTTGGCCTGTGGTGGCGGTACTTCTTGAATTGTTTCTTGAATTATTGGCTTAGGCTTTTCGTACCAACCTAGCGATTTTAAATTATTAACTTCATTGGGATTATATGCAAAGCAATGGCCATGTTTATCGTGTTTCATAATAATCATGGCCATACTCCGATTAAGCAGCAGCTAAAGCACCAACAGCAACTAAGCGCGATTCTAATTCAGCAACACGCGCCTGTAAGTTTTTAACCACATATAAGAATGTAATTGCTTCTTGTGCGCTTGCAAAGCCGTAAGCGTTGGTATTGATTACCGCTTGCAAGGCATAGTCAGGCGTACCCGCAGCATCGGCGATGGTAATGGTCGTTAATTGTGCGGTAAGTGCAGCAGGTTGCACAGCAGGTGTGCCACCCCATAAACTCAATTTTTCAGTAGCAGATGCAACAACACGGCAACCATCGGTAGAGCCGTAACTCAATGTTTCGTAAGATGCAGGATTAACAGCAGTCATGATATTTTACTCCAAGGGGGCTATTACACCCCTAGTTCAATCAATTAGTTAGTGATACGGCAAGCCCATTCAGGACGTAACGCGGCCATACCGTAAAGGATGTCAATACGCATCAACAATTCATCATTACGAATATCGCTACCTTGCCATACACGCATAGATAAACCATCTTGATTACGGCGTACGCACTTAGCAGCATCGGCCATCAATGGCAAATCGGCGGTAACGAATTGGAACGCCTCTTTGTGGTACATCAAGTTTTGCGTGTAAGTCGTAGAAGCTGCGCCTGTAATCAATGCCGCGCCGCCGTTAGTTGGTACAGCGGAGCAGTTTTTGCGTGCGCCTGTGGTGATAATTGCAGGGCTAATAGAAACAGTCACAGCCTCAGCACCATTGGTCGTAGCGTTAGCAGTAACAACGAATTGCTTGAGATGTGCATAAGCCGCTTTGGTTTCGGGATTGACATCATAGCAACCCGCGAAAGTGATAATCGAACCCGCTGTAATGGTTTTGCTAACACCCATGCTTGCCAATGTAACAGTAGTATCACCACTAACAACAGTATCGTTTACTGTACCAGCATTATCGCTTGAGCCGTTAGTGTGGGCATACATACGTTCGTTTTCGTACCAATCGGCCATACCTGTACGGCCAATCATGCCCTCACGATATTGTTCTTTAATTTGATTGCTGTCTTGGAACAAACCTTTTAAGCCGTTGACCAAGCCGCCCATTGTGACAGATTCCATTTGCACGAAACGGTTACCATCTTTCGGAGCTAATTGTTGGTTTAACTTAGCACGGGCTGCACCAATAGCCGCAAGGTCAGTCGGTGGAGTGCCAGCAGTGCCGACTTGCTGATACACAAGTTTAGTGGCAAAAGTTAAGAAATCGGATTCGATACCACTGGCCAAGATAGAAACAGCAGGCTCGATATATTTTTTGCTAAATTCATCAATCGAATCGGGTGTGATTAACGACAATTCAGCACTATTGAAGCGCATATCAACGCCGTCTTGAGTCGCAACAGTGATAGTGCTAGTCTCTTCGTCTTGGTCTTGCACGTCCATAATGCGCGAACCTTGACGGCGCAAGTATTGGTTTGGCTTTTGGACGCGCAATGAATCGCCATGTTTTGCGCCATTGCTTGCAAAGGACTTGTCATATTGGCGGTCAATAGTGCCAATGAAGGCTAATTTTTCATGAGCTACCCGTAATACTTCACGGGTTACTAGGTCGGTTACGTTAAAACTGTTAGACATGATACTAATACTCCACTACGTCATCTACGACGTTGTTTAATTTGATTCGCACGAAACTCGCTGTATTCTTTATCGGTCATTTCGTTAATGGATTTTTTACCACTTCCCGAACTGCCGACAGGTTTAACAGGCGTTGGTGCTGTCGATACCATTTTAGGCTTTGGTACATTTGTTCGCGCTGCAATCTCGCCAATGGCCATCAATTGTTGGCTTGGTGGTAATGCGGCAATACGATAAGCCTCTGATACATTCTTGCCCAACATATAAGCGATTTCCGCGCCTTTCGGATGTTGTGCAACTGCTTCAAGTGCCATCGGTGCAAATTCAATGCTGGCAACATTGTTAAACGCTTCGTCAAAATCAGGTGCAATACTACGCACTTTCTCAACTTTAGCAACCCAATCTTGAGCTTGCGCCTGCGCTTGAGTTTGTTGTGCTTGTTGGCTTTGTGTCGCTTGCGTTTTCTGATTAAGTTTATATTCAGCAACCGCTTCGACGTAATCATCTAAAGTGTCAAATTGGCTAATATCAGGAGCTTCTTGCTTTGGTGCAATTTGCGCCCTTAATTGTTCCAATTCGGCTTTTAAACGATTAGCTTCGGCAATAGCTTCATATTTTTGACGGGTAACTTTATCAATGCGCTTTTTAACGCCTTCGGGTAGGCTGCTTTCGTCATGCTCTTTTTCGGCTTCTTTGGCTTCAACTTCGGGCTGTTCGCTTTCAGTTTCTACCGTTTCAGCTTCGATAGGCTCGACTACTTCGACCTGTGGTGATGAATCCACAACGACATCAGACTGAGTAGTGGTATCACTCATGGGATAGGGTTTCCTTGAATCGGATTTACACGCGCCATCACGGCGACCTAGTTTTACTGTCTAGTAACAGTAACTTGTTGACCAATACCACACAAAGCCATTTAAACAATCACTTGTTTAATTTTTAGGGGCGATGCGCTTTATCGTCAAAATTCTCAAGTGATATAAACATAATCTATAATCGGTATTTAGTCAAATGATTCTAATATCAATGATATTTGTCTCATCGGCTATTTTTGGATAAGTGTACTCATGTGGGTCTAGTTCGACTTCTTGTTTTCTAGCACGAATAACAGTACCTTTAAACCACTCATCACATCCACCTAATTTAACTTTCACTCTGTCACCATCACGCAATGGTCGGATAGTGACGTTTGGTAATTTAATAATCTCAGGATTGAGCGCGACATCATAAACAATGGGACGATTAGATGTATCAATTCGCTCTATTGTTGCTTTACTTGCAGCATCTACAATATCCAAGATTGTCGGATTGATTTTGTTAATGTTTAACTTAGCGGCTTCTGCGTATGTCTTTACATCATCACTAGGCCATTGGTCGGCAGTATTTGAAACGCCTTGCTTATCCTGCTTACGTTGCCGCTTTTGAAGTTTCTTTAACTTCTTTTTAGCTTTATCAATCATTTGTTTTGTAATTAGCGGACGCATCACATCACCTCATCATCTTGTTGTAAGTCAGGTAATTGTACACCCTCGAAGTCACCGCCTGTCATGTCATTTTGCGCCATTAGCTCCATTGCTAATTGGTCGTCCATCATTTGCCCGTCTTGCGTCAATTGGTCACCGTCTTGCCCATCCCATTGCAACTCAGGTGCAGACTCTTCTTGCTCGTCTAGCTCAGGCTGTTGTGCAGCATTAGCAAGCATTTGGTTTACAATAGCAATAACATCATCAGGCTGTAATCCTGCATTTTTTGCTAGTTTGGCCATCTCAATCTCGGCTTTAACGTCAATTTCGTACTTCTTGAGACGTAACTCATCGTCTTTATCATCCTTTTCGTCCATCGCCTCATTAAGCTGTTGCTGCAATTGCTCGATTTGCTGTTTGCCCTGTTCAATCATGCCCTGTAATTCAGGCGGAATATCATTTTCTTGGTCTTGCAGTTGTGGCGGTAGCATCTTTTTCATGCGTTCAGCGATTTCGCTTGCGCCGTCCCAATCCATCGCTTTTACAATCAAGTCACCCGCAATTTGCATAATGGCAGGATTAACCCGCGCAATCTCTACCATGCTGTTTAACGCTTCAATGCGTTTTGTGGCATAATTTGCGCCTTGTGTGACTACCAAGTCATACTTGCCCACAGACAAGTCCATGTTTTTAGGCTCGCCTTTTTCCATGACGACCTGATTGATTCGTTGTAATTTCTTCTCACCATCCTCCCCCATCACTGACACAACACGCGCCGCATCATAAATCTTAGGTATTAAGTCGATAATGATACGGCCTGTCCACTTGATAGCTCGTGCGATGTTATCAATATATGCAAAGTTTGCAGTATCACCTTTGCGCTGTTGTGCCAAGATAGCCCGACCCGACTTCTCGTTGTCTTGTTCACCCAAACTAGCAGAATAAATGCCTGTGGTTGACTTCATCTCGTCAACGCACATTAAAGCCGCTTCATTTGCTCCTTTGTCCATAATGCCAGCATTGATACGTTGAGGCATGGCGGCACTAGGTACATCGTTGACAATGAGATATGGGGAGTTAGACGTTAAACTGTCTTGCCATTGTTCCTCATATCCCTCAATCTGTTTAGCAGTCACTAAAACAGGCGCTTTAGGTGCGAGTGCTTTCTGTTCTGTGTCAATCGTGCGCCAGTAGTTATACATTCTTTGCGGGTCTTTAGCGAAACGTACTAAACCGCGTAATGTACGCTTACCGTCAACTAAATCTTCTTTGCCATTAACACCGACAATCGGCAAGTATTTACCCGCCCAGTCTGTTGTTTCTAAGATACCTGCACCACTCATCATGCAGCACTTAATCTTCGTGATGGTTGTTTCACGCTGATTAACAACATTAAAACCCTGTTGTGGCTTCTCAAGTGTTACCTGTACATTGCCCTCAAAGTCTTGCACTGCGTACAGTGTTGCCTTTTCTTCAACCTTATGCCAATACTCAGCCACAATCACTTGGTCATCACCCATCGACCAATCATTGTTAAAGTCATCAAACTTATATTCGGATTCTTCCTCTTTTGGCCAACGTGCTTTATAGTCATCTTTGGTCATTCTGACCCTAACAGTCACATGACGCGCATCGCTATAATCGGGTAACTCGCTGTTTTTATCAAAATACACAGACAAAGGGTCACTAATACGCTCGATGCAAATAATCTGATTAAAGCTATCCTCGCTTTCGTAATCAGTTTTAATACGCCACGCACCAAAACCGAAGCAAGCCGTACACTCAACAGCCGAATCATAAGCAAAATCAGCGTTACTTTCGTTTTGAATTGAGCGTATTAAGCCGTCATAAATCGCGGCAATATCTTCATCCCCATCTTCGCCCGCATGAACTTTGATAGACGGTTTGTTTTGCCGAGCATCACCGACAATTTGGTCAATAAACGCGGGTAGACGGTTAATTGTTTGAATAGGCCGACCCGATAACTCACGACCTTTGCGTATCAAATCAGGCCATTGGTCGCCCGCAGCAAAGCGTTGGTCATCACGCATCAACTCGCGCTCTTCTGACTTGGCTTCAATATCCGCTTTGATGTTGTCGCAAAACTGCTTGTATAAATCTTGGTCTTTCATGTTGTCATCTCGACAATAAAATAGGGTTTATTGGTCTAACGGGTTGTAACCCCACTCATGTATTGAGTCACCGTTATTGTGTATTTCGCTCGCTTTTACTTGTTTTTTGAGTATTTTATATTTGCCGTCAAATCGTGATTCTCCGTGCATTTTTGCATATTCGCGTAAACTGCCCATAATCTACCCCATCCAACCATGGGCGCCAACGTGTTTAGGCTTGTAAGGCTTTGGTGCTACTCTTACATTAATAAACTCTAAACCGCGCCCGACCAACGAGCAAACGTCCACCGCGTCATCATGCTTGGCCGCAGGGAATCGTATTAATTGTGACATAACATGGTCTTTGTACATAGCGTTTTTTGGAACATAAACCTTGCCCATACTTGCTAACGCCTGAAAACCTCGCGCCCTTGATTCTTTATTTGAGACACTGGCCAGCCATTCGATGCGGCATGATGCGTTGCGCTCAGTCATTCGTCTAATCAAAAACGGCTCAATTGACCGCCTAATGACACCCGACTCACCAAACCAACAATCAGGCTTGTACTTAATAAGCAAATCACATTTAGCGTCAATCCAAACATCTGTTGTCGTTTTGCCAAACCACCAATCAACCAGATGCAAATTACCCGAATGATCTAATCCAAAAATACCATGCTCGGTAAAATCGCCGTCACCGTCTGTTACAGCGTAATCACTTGCACCAAAATACGTTAAATCACTTGGTAATTTTTCATATTCTAAAAACCATTCTTTTTTAAAGTATTCGCCATCGTCGGGAATCGGGTCTTGTTGATATAAGCTGTTCCAATCGCGTGATGGTAAAACACCCTTAATTTGCTCTAAACGCTCAATAGGGTAATCTGTTGGCCAAAGTGCTTCACCGTTATCATTGATTGCTTTCAAACTTAGCACTTCCCATTTATCCCCTCCGTTTTGTTGGGCTGCTAATAATCTACCTGTTAAATCATCGTCATGCCATCGCGTGTTAATAACAACTATTGCGCCTTTTTGCATTAACCGTGTATAAGCTGTTGATGTGTACCAATCCCATACTCGCTGTCGTTGTATTTCGCTATCAGCATCCTGTCTGTCTTTAAATGGGTCATCAATGAGTAAAATATTAGCACCACGTCCAGTTACAGCAGTACCAACACCAGCCGCAACATACATGCCTTGCTTGTTTGTGTGCCATCTGTTAGCTGCTTTTGAATCTTGCGACAATTCAACATCAAATACATTTTTATAGTCTTGAGAATTAACAATGTTACGCACTTCTCGACCGAAGTCATTTGCTAAGTCTGAGTTATAAGAAGCTGCAATAATTTGTTCACTTGGGTATCGTCCTAAATACCAAGCTGGAAAACGCCTAGAAGCTAATTCAGATTTGCCATGACGCGGAGGCATACAGATAATTAAGCGTGTGATCTCGCCATTTGCAACTTGCTCTAGTTTTTTTGCAATCAATTCGTGGTGTGGTGCAGGTCGGTATAAATCATTAGTGTACTTTGTAAAATCAATTAATGACTCTTTAGCTTTTCGTCTAGCGAGTAGCTCAGAGGCTGCCGCCTGCCGCGATAATTGCAAGTTGCTCATTTGTTAACTCTTTTACATCAGTAATCTTAATTTCGTTTTGTTGTTTATCTGCCAAACCTAATACACGAGCGATAATATTAGCGTTTAATAAATCAGCCGCCGCGCCTGTGAATTTTTGATTATAGATAACTTTTTCAATTTCTAATGTGATACTCAAAAAATCGGGATTTTTTTTATAATTTGCCCAAG